CATAAATTTTGGAACTGGATGGAAAGCGACGAAAGCAGGACTCTGTATCTTGAAGGAGCAATTGCTAATGAAACTTGGTACGAGGATGATATCACACCGAAGATGTTCAAATCAGAGCTCATGAGCGGAAGTGGTGACATAACTGTATGGATCAATTCACCAGGAGGTGACGTATTCGCGGCAAGCCAGATATACAACATGCTTAAGGAGTATCCAGGAAACGTGACTGTGAAAATAGATGGCCTTGCAGCCAGTGCAGCCTCAGTCATAGCAATGGCCGGATCGAAGGTCTTGATGTCACCGGTGTCAATGCTCATGGCGCACAACCCGATGACCATGGCTTTTGGAGATGCTGTGGAAATGGAAAAAGCCATAGCAATGCTTGGTGAAGTGAAAGAAAGTATCTTGAATGCCTATGAGTTAAAGACAGGGCTTTCAAGGACCAAGCTATCTCATTTCATGGATGCTGAGACCTGGTTCAATGCAAAGAAGGCTGTGGAGCTTGGTTTTGCTGATGAGATCATGTATGAGAGTGGAAAGGAAGAGTCACACACCATTGAGGGGGCTGTTTTCAGCAAGATGACAATCCTCAACTCACTAATGGAAAAGTTACCTGAGAAGGAAAAGGAAAAGAAAACTGCAATCGGTGAACTCGATAAGAGACTAAGTCTCTTGAAATATTAGGAGGATTTGAATGAATAAGATATTGGAACTAAGAGAAAAACGAGCAAAAGCATGGGATGCAGCAAAGTCATTCCTTGATACTAAGAGAGGAAATGATGGACTTATCTCTGCAGAGGATACAGCTACCTATGAAAAGATGGAAGCTGATGTGGTAAACCTTGGAAAGGAGATTGATAGACTTGAAAGGCAGCAGGCACTTGACCTTGAACTTTCTAAGGCGGTCAATACCCCCATAACAATTAAGCCAAATGCCGGTATGGAGATGAAGACTGGTAGAGCAACGGACGAGTATAAGGCAGCTTTCTGGAAAGCACTGAGAAACAAGAACAGCTTCGATGTCCAGAATGCGCTGCAGATAGGCACTGACAGTGAAGGTGGCTATCTTGCTCCAGATGAGTTTGAAAGGACCCTTATACAGGCACTTGAGGAAGAGAACCTGTTCAGGAGCTTGGCTAAGATAATATCTACTTCTTCAGGTGACAGGAAGATCCCTGTAGTAGCAACTAAGGGTACCGCGTCCTGGGTTGATGAGGAAGCACCGATACCTGAATCCGATGATTCATTCGGGCTTGTTTCAATAGGAGCCTATAAGCTGGCGACTATGATCAAAGTTTCAGAAGAGCTCCTAAACGATAGCGTATTCAACCTGGAGAGCTACATAGCTAAGGAATTTGCCAGGAGAATAGGAGCTAAGGAAGAGGAAGCCTTCTTCATTGGTGACGGTTCCGGTAAGCCTACTGGTATATTCAATGCAACAGGTGGAGCCACTCTTGGAGTAACTGCGGCTTCAGCTACAGCCATTACTGTAGACGAAGTTATGGATCTGTTCTACAGCCTTAAGTCTCCATACAGGAAGAATGCCACTTTCGTCATGAACGATGCAACAGTTAAGGCGATAAGAAAGCTGAAGGATGGAAGTGGTCAATACATCTGGACACCATCAATAACTGCCGGAACACCGGACACCATACTCAATAGGCCAGTTAAGACTTCAGCCTATGTGCCCACAATAGCATCAACTGCAAAAAGCATAGCTTTTGGTGACTTTGGATACTACTGGGTTGCAGACAGGCAGGGTAGATCCTTCCAGAGGTTGAATGAGCTTTATGCTGCAACAGGTCAGGTAGGATTTAAGGCTACTCAGAGGGTAGACGGAAAACTTATACTGCCAGAGGCCATTAAGGTCCTTCAGCAGAAGGCGTAGGTGAAGGAATATGAGTAACGTTAAAAACTATACAGAGCAGGGTGGGGAGAAGACAGTGATAGGAGGAGAACTTGACATCGTAACTGGTGGAAAGCTCTCTTTCTCTGGTAGTGAAATGAAGCCTGCAGCTTTGCAGGCCGACAGCGTAGCTTCCACTGTAGCAGCAGTAGTTGTTGATTTTAATGCTTTAATCGCAAAACTTAAGGCTGCAGGTCTAATGCTTTCTGAGTAAGCAAGTAATCATGGACCATGGGTTAGCTACTATATTCTGTAAATAGAAAGAATATACTTTAATTCTCCACGCGTTTTATGTTACGATTAGTCTTAGCATGAATTGTGCATAAATATGAATTAGGAGTGATGAAGTTTGGTTGGAAAGGATAAGACCAGGATATTGCTAACTTTGCCTTTAGACTTAAAAGAGCAGCTTACCAAGGAAGCTAAGGAAGTACATCGAAGCTTGAATAACTATATTTTGACATTGCTACTAAATAAGAATAAATGATGCTTAAGAGACCGAAAAGGTCTCTTTTTATATGCATAAAAGGTGGTGAGTGTGTTGGTTACGCTCGAAGAAGTAAAACTATATTTGAAAGTAGATGGGGATGAGGACAATACACTCATCTCCTCTTTTATTAGTACCAGTGAGGAGCTTTGTGAGAACATATTGAGGTTTCCATTATCGGAACTAATCACAATCCCTGAATCTATAAGACAGGCAGCTCTCTACTGTATTGCTAGCCTTTATGAGAAGAGGGAAGACTTGAACATGAAGGATGTTATTAATGTGATGATTGGCCTTCTTGGCCCATACCGGAAAGATGGGTGGTAACATGGCCATAGGTGAACTGCGGCATCGTATTACGATTCAAAGAATAGACATAACAATTAACGAAAACGGGTATGAGATAGAGACACCAGTTGTGGTTAAGACAGTTTGGGCTAAGGTTTCTAGCCTTCATGGCAGCGAGTTCTTTGCTGCTAAGGCAGTCCAGGCTGAGAATACATTGAAGTTTACCATAAGGTACATAAGCGGTCTTGATCAGACCATGCAGATCCTATTTCAGGAGAAGATTTATAACATCACTACAATCGACAACATCAAGTACGAGAACAAGTACATTGAGATACAAGCCAAGGAGGTGGGCTCTATTGGCTAGAATTAATCTTGAGGGAATTCAGGAGCTTATCAACAAGATTAATAAAATGGGTAATAAGGGAGAGAGCATAAAGAAAAATGCGCTAAACAAGGCAGGTAATTTGGTTAAGAAAAGCATGGAAGAGAAAGCCCCAAGGTCCATGGAAAATAAAAAGCACATGGCTGACAACATAAGGGTATCAAAGATTGAAAGGGCAGATGGGATGGATTTTGTGAACATTGGGCCTACAAAGGATGATGCATCAGAATTCTATTACTCAAAGTTTACTGAATATGGTACATCAAGGATGCCTGCTCAGCATTGGGCCGAGAAATCACTAAAGGAAAACCAAAAAGATATCAATAATGTGATAAGAGAGGAACTTGAAAGGGGGCTTAAGGAATTTGAATAAGAAAATATTAGAAACCTTGACTCCACTTGGGGTCCTAGTAAAGTTCCAGAAACACTCTGGATCTGCTAACCAATACATAACATTTCATGAATACTTCCAAACTGGCGAAGCGTATGACGATGACGAGGAAAGCCTTACAGGGAGATATATTCAGGTTGATGTGTGGTCTAGAACAGATTATGAAGTCCTTGTGATTCAGGTGAAGTTACAGATGAAGAATGCTGGATTCACTCGAATAGACGAAGCTGATCTCTATGAACCTGACACCGGGATTTACCACAAGGCGCTGAGGTACTACTACCTAGAAGAAAGAGAGGGATAAAATGCCTAGACAAATAGGACTTAAAGATATTCATATAGCGACTGTAACAAAGGATGACGGAACCGGAGCTACATATGGAGTGCCAGAGAAATTGGAAAGAGCGGTGAGTGCAAAAATATCACCGAAGGTGAACTCAGAGAACATATACTCTGATGATATTGTAGAAGATGTAATTTCAGCATTCGATAGTGTAGAGGTTGAAATTGAACTAAACCAGCTTTCACTGACAAGCAGGGCTACACTCCAGGGTGCAAAGGTGGTAAAGGGCGTTCTCATTGAGAGTAAGGACGATATACCACCAACTATTGCAATGGGATTCAAATCTAAGAAGGCCAATGGAAAGTACAGGTTCGTGTGGCTCCTCAAGGGAAAATTTGAGCTGACATCTGATGAGTTTGATACCGAAGCAGGAAAGCCTGCACCTAAGAGCTCAAAACTTAAGGGCACTTTCTTTGCTAGGGACTTTGATGGTAACTACAGATTCATTTCTGATGAAGATGAAGTTGGAGCGGATCCAACAATAATCTCAGGATGGTTCACAGGGGTGCCTGCTGAACCTACTCAGATTTAGTGTAGAATAATAGTGCAAATTGGCATAATATTCTCTATGTACAGATATTTATATTTTGTTTAACACAATATGATATAATAACTATGTGCACAGGTTTTATTTTCAAAAGGGTTGAAAATATAACTTATAAGTTGTATAATTTTTATGTAGATAGGAATATTGTCTATGAATTGCAAGATTATTGATTTGCAGGAAATTTTGTATCCAAAGAAGCATGAAACAAAGTATATTTATTCTTATCCTACTCTAAACGATGAGCTTAGAGACATGATTGAAAGAAGTGGTTATGTCCATAGACTTAAGCTTGAGTATCTGAAGTCATTACAATTTCTAGAAAATCATAAGACAAATAGTGTAATTGTATTACCGAAAAAATTTGAAAAACTTAAAAATGCGGATGGAATATGCTCAATAAAATTGAAAGGTGAAAAAAATATTAGAGTGCTATTTGTTTATACGAGAGTGGAGAGGCAGGACATAGTAATTCTATTGAATTGTTTTCAAGAAAAAGACAGAACTGATTATCCTCCAGCTATTAAAGTAGCAAAACAAAGGATTATTGAACTGGAGACTGATCAGAAAAGGAGTAAATAAGATGATCAATAAAGAACAATTGGTTGATGCTAAAAGTATATTTGATGAATCAGATGAGAAATTTAAAAAGGAACTAGAAATAGAGTTACTACTTGTTAATATTGCTAGTGAGTTTATTAACTACCGAATATCGAAAAGCATTTCTCAAAAGGAACTTGCTAAAATGCTTGATATTACACAAGCTATGGTTTCTAAGCTAGAAAGTGGTGATTATAATCCATCTGTAAAATTCTTATGTGAAGTTTCACAGAAACTTGGTTGGGATATTAGTATCAACATTAATTCGCATCTTGAAAGTGATATATACTCCTACTCAGGCTCAGATGACGTGTTAAATGTGCCGACTTATAATTATTGCGAGGATTTAGTATTAGCATCATGAGAGAATTTATTTCGCCATTTAGAATTGATAAAAATTGCGTAACTTCATTTACTTTATCACAAAAAGATTTTTTAGTTCCAATCAGTTCTATTAATGTGAGCATTGGAGCTGATTACAAGATGTATAAAATAAATACTAAGGATGATAATCACTCTGCTCGAGTCGATTTAAAATTGCTAGTAGATGGAAAGCATGAGGAAAAAATAGTTTTTTCAATAAAAATGACAATGACGGGATATTTTAGTTCGGATGCAAAGGAATTTGATATTGAGAAGTTTACCAAAATGCTTGAAATCAATGGACTAACTACGCTTATGCAGTTGAGTCGCGCGTACATAACGTCAGTTACAGCACTGTCTGGATTTGGTCAACCAATTAACTTCCCAATGGTTAATGTACTAAAGTTAGTAGAAATGAAGAAAAATAGCCAACTATGAGACGAAGCCTCAGAAGATAAAAATAAAATATAACTATATTAAAAAGATCATTTTCGGATGGTCTTTTTTTGTTTAAGGAGTTTCAATGAAAGGAAATGAGTTGAAGGACAAGGGTATCAAGTTTACCCTTAATGAAATGGAATATGAGCTTAAATTCAATCTTAACACATTCTGTGAGTTGGAGGATATTTACGGAGACCTGAACAAAGCGTTTGAAGATCTACAGAGGATGAAGATAAAGGCAGTAAGGGCTCTGGTATATGCGGCAGTCAAGGTAGAAGATGATTCGGTAACGTTGAAAAGTATTGGTTCACTCTTAGGCTTAGATGATCTTGAAAGGCTCGGGACGGTAATCAATAAAGCACTAAGTATAGCAATGCCTGAGGTTGATGAAACCTCGGGGGAAGTGACAGCCACTCAGGTTCCATAGATTGGGATTGGGAGTGGCTGTTTTATTTGGGGACTGTGATCCTTAAGATGACAGAGGAGCAGCTTTGGAACTCAACTCCAAGAAAGCTTCATGGCCTGTTCAGGATCCATAAAGCGGTTAATGGCATAGACAGCGACAGAGTAGACACGATAGACAACATTCCATTGTAAGGGAGGTGGTAAATTTGGCTGGAGGAAGCAGTACAGTAGTAGCAAGAATAGGTCTTGATGATACGGGATTCCAGGAAGGCGTAAGTAAATTACAGAGAAGCCTAAAGCTTGTGCAGAGCGAATTTACCGCGGCCAGTGCAAAGCTTGGAGATTTCGGAAAGTCAGCAGAGGGTTTGAAGCTAAAGTCAGACAGCCTGAATCAGCAGATAGAGATACAGAAGGGTAAGGTTGAAGCACTCTCTAAAAGTTTCCAGGAAAGTGTGGAGAAAAAGGGTGCAGACTCAAAGGCATCAGAAAACCTAAAGATCAAGCTGAACTATGCAAATGCGGAGCTAAGCAAGATGCAGCAGGAGCTGAAAGATACATCTGAAGAGCTTAAAAAGAAAACTTCAGTCTGGAATACACTGTCAGAAGCCCTTGATAAAGCTGGTGACAAGATGAAGGCAGTGGGAGAGAAGATGCAGTCAGTGGGTAAGAATCTATCTACTGCTGTGTCTTTACCTATACTCGGAATTGGAACTGCTGCTACGAAGATGGCTATGGATGCAATAGAGTCTGAGAACCTATTTGAAGTCTCTATGGGTGGTCTTGCAGGAGAAGCCAGAGGCTGGTCTGAAGAGATGTCAAAGGCTCTGGGACTTAATGCCTATAATGTGAGAAGCAATGTGGCAACGTACAATTCTATGCTGACCTCCATGGGATTGGCGTCAGATGAGTCATTAAATATGTCTGAAGGACTGACAACTCTAGCTTACGATATGGCTTCATTTTACAATCTTAATCCGGATGAAGCATTCAATAAGCTTCGAGCTGGTATATCAGGAGAAGCAGAACCACTCAAGGCACTTGGAATACTTGTTAACGACAATACCATAAAAACCTATGCATACACTCATGGGATAGCAAAGCAGGGGGAAGAGCTTACTGAAGCTCAAAAGGTTCAGGCCAGGTATGGTGTGATCCTTGATTCGACTAAGAATGCCCAGGGAGATCTGGCAAGGACCATGGATAGCCCAACCAATAAGATAAGGGCTATGAAAGAACAGGCAGAGCAAATAGGTATTCAATTCGGACAGATCCTTATCCCAATACTTGAAAGCCTAATCGGGGTAGTAAAACCACTTATGGATAGCTTCCAAGGGCTTTCAAAGGAACAGCAGGAAACCATTGTTAAGGTTGCCCTTGTAGCAGCCGCTGTAGGGCCTGTGATCCTTGTCATAGGCAAGGTTGTATCAATAGTCGGGGCCGCTGTGTCGGCCTTCAGTGCAGTTTCGGGGGCAATATCAGCGGCCGGCGGAGTCATAGCAATAATAACTGGTCCAATCGGAATCGCGGTTGCTGCAATCGGTGGCCTCATAGCTGTTGGTGTACTACTCTATAAGAATTGGGACACAGTAAAGACCACAGGAATAAGTGTATGGAACGGAATTACAAGTACTGTATCAAGCTCGATAAACAAGGCAAGGGATGCTGTGAAGTCTGCCATTGATGCCATCGTAGGTTTCTTCAAGAATTTGAAACTACCAGAATTCAAGCTGCCTCAGATCAAGCTCCCACATTTTGAGATAGAAGGAAAATTCAGCCTAGCACCACCACAAGTACCATCCTTTGGGATCAAGTGGTATAGAGAGGGTGGACTCATGCTTGATCCAACAATATTCGGATTTGATGGGGTCTCATTTCTTGCTGGTGGAGAATCTGGCACCGGTGGTGAGGCTATACTTCCACTAAATCGACTTGTGCCTATTATGGCAGATGCGATGAGGTCACTAAGTATGGGCAAAGGAGACGAGTTCAGGGAAATGATCTACCTACTCAGGCAGATAGCTGAGAAAAAGGTGGATGTTTACCTTGATGGCAGAAAACTTACTAGCGGATTGTACGACTACTTCGATGAACTAATGACAAGGAGCATATCAGACGAAAGGCTGTCGAGAGGAGGGGCATACTAATGGGAGCTTATTTCATATTCAAAGATGTTGACTCAAGAGACTACTCAATAGTAGTGAATACCCTTCCTCCAATACAATCGGCAAAGGAAGATGGAGAGTTTCTGAAGGTTCCCGGTAGGGATGGATTCCTATTCCAGGAATATGGAAGCTTATCACCTGTTGAAAAGGAGCTGGAGATTACACTAAAAGATGTGAGCCAGCTAGGCTCCATAAAGGCCTGGCTAAGAGGAAGTGGGAATCTAATCTTATCCAGCGAATCAGATGTGTTCTACAAGGCAAGACTAAATGGCCAGATTGACTTCAAGAAACTCCTATACCTAAAGGCAGCGAAGATAAAGTTTATGTGCCAGCCTTATGGGTATCTGGAAAGTGGGCTGACAATGCAGACAATAACAGTGCCAGGAAATCTAGTAAACCCAGGTGCAGCAGCAGCTAGGCCGATAATAACAGTATTTGGCTCTGGCAACATTACTTTAACTGTGAACTCTTTAAATGTGATACTAAGCAATGTAACTGACTATGTCACTCTAAATAGTGAACTCGAAGAGTCATACAAGGATCTGCTTGGAAAGAACAATGACATGCAGGGTGAGTTTCCAATTCTCAATACTGGTACGAATTCAATCTCATGGACAGGAACAGTTACAAAACTTGAAGTCATACCAAACTGGCGAAATCTTTAGGAGGTGAAGGCTTGATCAGACTATTTGAGAAAGATGCAACAACCTTCACATCAAACGGAATAACTGTGCTAAGCAATCTAATCAAAGCTACCTCAAAAGAAGTCCTGAACGGTCTTTACAGCGCAGAGTTTGAAGCAATTTATGATTCAACAGGAAAGTGGAAGGAAATCATAGAAGGCAGGATCATACATGCTGGAGGACAGCCTTTCAGAATCTACAAGATCAGGAAGGGTATCAGGTCACTATACATCTATGCGAGACATGTGTTTTGGGACCTGATCTACAATGAGGTTAGAGATATCAGACCAACAAATAAAGGAGCTCAGGCTGCACTGGAAGATGTTCTAGGTGCAGCTAATTATTTGCATACATTTGCTGCTTTTTCAGATATCTCAACACCAGAAACACAGTACTTCATCAATAGGAATATTGCTGACTGTGTCATTGGAAATGACAGCATAATTACTAGGTGGAATGGGGAGCTTAAGCTTGATGGTTGGCTAATCTCAATTCTTGCTCAAAGAGGTCAGGATAACGGAGTAAGTATTTCATACAGAAAAAACATGCTGGATGTTGAAGTTACTGAGGATTACGATCCGATAATAACGAGGATCCGACCAAAGGGTAAGGATGGCTTGGAACTTCCAGAAGTGTATGTGGATAGCCCATATATCGGAGCCTACAACTCACCGAGAATCAAGGAAGTTGAGTTTGATATCGGAATCAGCGAGGAAATAACTGAGGAAGAGGCGATAACACAGCTTAGGGAGGCAGTAACTGCCTACTTTACTGATACGAAGTGCGATCTTCCAGTGACTAACATCAAAGTTGATATGTTAAACCTGGAGAATACCGAGGAGTATAGAAGCTTCAGTAATTTGGTCAAAGTGGAGCTAGGTGATACTGTCACATGTAGGCATCTTGACCTAGGAATTAATCACAAATCAAGAGTGATCAGCATAGAGAAGGATCTGCTTCTTGGCAGGACTTCTAAAGTCGAAATTGGTGACTTCAAAGAAAGGATATCAGGAAATATTACAAAGCTCTCGGATGTTCAGAAGACAATAGCCCAGACTGTGGAAAGAAACAACTCGGACTTAAGCGCAGCAATACTAAATGCAACATCACTACTTACATCAGCTCTTGGCGGCTATGTCTTAAAGCGTAATGGCGAGATTCTAATAATGGATACTGATGATCCCACAACAGCCCTGAAGATATGGCGATGGAACATCAATGGTCTTGGTTACAGTTCTTCAGGAATAAACGGTTACTTCCCAATTGCCATAACCAACGATGGGAGGATCAACGCCTCCTTTGTCACTACTGGTGAGCTCAGCGCAAATATCGTGAAGTCAGGGATCCTTCAGTCGGCAAATGGCACCAGCTGGATAAATCTTGCTGATGGCACCTTCAGCCTTGGCGCAGGGAAGGTAACAAACAATGACATAAGCTATGCTGGAACTTCAATTGAGCAGGCTCTCAACGGGAAGGCAGATATAAGCACTGTTGAAGATATCAACCAGTACTTCAATTTCGATGACGTAATTGGGCTAACCATTGGAGATTCCAACAGCAACTTGAAGATAAACATCACCAATCAGCAGATGAACTTCAAAGATGGACAAGCAATAGTTGCTTACATCAACGGACAGATCATGTACATCAAGTCAGCACAGGTTCTTGAATCCATGGTTGTAGGTAATCACAAGATAGAAAAATATGATGCGAATATTACGCTGGTCAGGTGGATCGGGTAGGAGGTGAGTAAATGCCAGATATTAGACTAACAGGAACGCTGAGCAGTCCCTATGTGAACCATACTTATCATCTCTACCTGGATCTAACTATAAACTCTCAGAGTATCCAGAACAACACATCAAACATAACCTTAAGGCAATGGGCATATTCTTCTTCTGACACCTACCAGGCATACTCCTCAAGCACAACCGGCAATAGCTGCTGGATCAAAATTAATGGGTCAAATGTATTCTATGACACAAGGTCCATGGACTTCAGAAACCAGCAGGTTGTTGAGCTTGGCACTTATACAGCGGATATTTCTCATAACTCAGACGGACCACTCACAATTGCAGTGTCATCAGGCTTTGACATAAATGGACCAAGCTCACTCTACGATGGAGCTGTTTCTAGCTACAACTGGTCATTAACCACGATCCCTAGAGCGAGCCTAATAACTTCATTCCCAGAATTCACTATAGGCTCTGGAGTTACAGTGACTGCTCCAAGGTATTCAGCGAGCTTCACTAATACCTTCCAGATAAATGTGGGTGGAACGGTAATAGAGGTAACAGGGGATCTAGCTCAGGACAGTTACACTTTCTCGGCAGCTCAGCTTGATGAAATCTATGCAACTATCCCGTCATCAGTTTCGACAACCGCTACAGCCTATGTGACCACAAAGCTAAACGGATCCCAGATAGGCAGCACTCAGAGTGCAAATGCAACAGCCAATATTGGTTCGGACATCATTCCAACACTCTCTAGCGTGACTGCTGCAGAGACAGTGGCTGCTGTTACAGCCTTAGCTATAGGCACAAACAACTTTGCTCAGACTCTCAGTAGGATTCAATTCACCATAAATGGGGCAGCAGGCGTAAAGTCCAGCTCCATTTCCTCGTACAAGGTAGTATTCAACTCAGTTACATATACTAATACTTCAAACATAGTTGGTACAACAGGTGCAATTTCAGCGACCGGAACAATTGTTGCTACCGCCACTGTTACAGACAGCCGTGGAAGGGTCAGTACAGAAAAGACTGTATCATGTACGTTATTAACGTACAACGCACCTGTAATTTCTGCTTTTTCAGCTTTCAGAAGTGACAGCGGAGGTAATGCATCACCCCTTGGCACTTACGGCAAATATACTGCCACAGCAACTATTAGCAGTCTTAATAGCAAGAATCAGATAACCTACTCGATCAAGTCAAAGCTAAGAACCAGCGGGACCTGGACAACCACACATGTTAGCACAAGCCTTGCTGTTGGAACAACTTCACTTAATGTTTCTCCAGTATACGGAACCTATACAGCCACAACCAGCTATGACTTACTACTGACCGTAAGCGATAAGTTTAACTCGGTGACTGCGGGCTATGTGCTTTCAACAGGGGAAGTCGCCATGTCCTGGAGTAAGACCGGAATTGGAGTTGGAAAAGTCTGGGAGCAGGGAGCCTTGGATATAGGTGGCGACGCCTACTATAAAGGCACAATACTTGAGAGTGCCTTCGTTTCAGGTGCAGCGACACTTATTGGAAGAACACTTTCTCCGCTAGTGACCTTATCCTCAGCATCAGCCTGGGGAGATTTACCCAACGGTTATTGTGGTTTCATTTCTCATTCCTCAGTTGGAGCTCCTCCGGTATCTAACTACGGCTATTTTATAAAGTTCGGTTCAAGAGATATGGCTCGTGGTTGGGGTGGCATTTGGATTGACTACAGTGGAACTGGGAATGCTTTCTTTGGAAGGACCACAGATGGAAATGTGGCTGCATCATGGACTAGGATTTATACCTCAGATGCTGCAGTATCTCATGCACATGACAATACATCAATTTCACTCTCTGACTACGTTAGTGGAACAACACCAAAGGTTGCTGGAATAATCTCAGGAACAGGAGCTCCTCCGACTGCAGGTACAGTACCTACTGGTACTGTATACCTGAAGTACGTGTAAGGAGGCTACACATGGGCACAGTAACAATAAATGCAAATGTAGACAACAACTGCCTTCAAGACGGTCCTAACAGTGTATACAGAACAGCTACCAGTAATACCTTAAGGCAAACAAGCACCACAGCCAGGATCATGGCTCTTAACTGGGACCTGAGCTCAATCCCTGCAAATTGCAGGATTAATTCAGCTACCTTGTACCTCAGGCTCTATAGCCTGGAGTCGGGGGCTGCCACAATATACGCTCAGAGATGGCTTGCTGCATGGGGAGCAACAACTATAACCTGGAATAATATGCCTTCTGCAGCAGGCGATGGAGATAGTTCAGTAAGCACAGGAACCACGCTTAATGTTGACGTAGCAGTGCCTGTAACCAAAATAGTAAAAGCCTGGTATGAGTCAGGTGCTGGGAAGTATGGGATCAAGGTTTTATCAAGTACTGCAACCATGGCATACTTCAGAACTCAGGAGAGCGCAGCACCAAATAATCTGTATAATCCAAGGCTCTATGTTGATTACAGTGAGGTACCTGCATTTCAGGTGAATGTAGGAGATGTTTGGAAACAGCCATCAGCAATGTATGTAAATATAAGCGATGCCTGGAGGCAAGTGGTCCAGGCATATATTAATATTGGGGATGTCTGGAGAGAGATAAAGTAGGAGGATGAAATGATAAGTCACATAACATTATACAAATATGACAATAGCTACCAGATAAAGTATTTCAAGGATACAGTATCAAAGGAAATCATGATCCAGAAAGCACCAGAAGAGCTGCGAGCAATAATAAATAGCCTAGTTGATTTTCTAGATAAGGATCTGCTTCCTGAGGAAAAAATAATTGAGCTGACAGCAGCAGTTGAGCAGGTGCAAGTAGAAAAGGGAGAGGTGCTAGCAATATCTACAAAATACAAACAGGCACTGCTTGAAGCAGAACTGACCATAGAACAGATGCTTGCTCTTATTGAAATTTATCCTGATTGGGAACCTGGAATAAACTACTCAACAGGCACGATTGTTAAGTATGAGAGCCAGCTCTATGTAGTAATTGCACCTGGTCACATTTCACAAGATGACTGGACACCGGATGTTACTCCAGCACTATTCAAGAAGATAGTACCAGAAGGCGTGATCCCTGAATGGGTACAGCCCACAGGCAGCCATGATGCATACAACACAGGGGATAGGGTAACATTCAATAGCATTGTTTATGAATCTCTAATAGATGGCAATGTGTGGAGTCCTGAAACTTATCCTGCTGGATGGCAGATAATAAATGAAATTTAGCCCAAATTCCCTCTTTAAAACAAAGAACATATGTTCTATAATGATTACACAAGGAAAGAGGGAGTGATTAGAATGCAGACCAATCTCTTAGAAGTTGAAGCACTAGCATACAGCAAACCGGGAGAACCACCAAGACCTGTAACTTTCAGGTTCATGATAAACGATGAGTACATGAAAGGATCAGTAAAGAAAATCAGAGACAGGAAAACTGAGAAACTTGCTGGTAACATCATGTATACCTATCTTTGTGATGCAGTGGTCGAAGATAGACACACCACTGTCAAAATGAAGTATGAGCGGGACACCATGAAGTGGTACCTGTATAACCTATAAACTAAAAAATAAAGGAGACTGAAAATGGCTGATCTTAAATTCGAAGTGACCGCAAAGTACGGTGTGCTTTCCACAAGCAAATCAGGCTGGACAAAGGAAGTAAGAAGCATATCCTGGAACGATAAGGAAGCGAAGTATGACATTCGTGAGTGGGCTCCAGGTGATGAGAAGATGGGAAAAGGCATAACGCTATCACTTGAGGAAATGCGTGAGCTCAAGAGAATACTAAATGGACTCGAATTATAAAATAACTCGGTGCCATTTTAACACCTCCAGCATATTTAAATACTGGAGGTGTTTACTTTGTACGAATGCTTGATTTGTGGTGGAGAACTCCTAGCCCTAGACTATGATCTTGTATGTGAAAAGAAGAAGCTCGTTAGAAAATACCATATTTTCTGCTTTAATTGTGGCGATGAAACAATTATGGATATCCCTGATTCACGCGATCCTAAGCTTCAGAAAGAAATTCTTGCAGAATTGAGAGAAGAACCAGATATTTATGTATAGAAACAAATCTCCTCAGCATAATATGATTGGGAGGGGATAGAGTGGTAGTTGTAGAATGTGGTTGTAGTAAGAAACAGGTCTTACACGATTATCGGATTAGAATGGATGATTGTGTAACATTCAGGGAGTACTCAGGTAAATGTAAGTGCGGTGAGAAGCTTAGTATGACCGATGTGAATCTGAAGGACCTTGAAAGGAGTAAATACTTGAACTAATCGATAAGGCGTCTTGGAAAACCAAGGCGTTTTATTATGCACAAAAACAGGAGGATGAATTGATGAAAACAGTATGGAATAGCATTCAGTATGCCTTTACGGCATTGGGAGGATGGTTGGGATGGATGATGGGGGGATTTGATGGATTTCTTTATGCACTTGTCGTTGTTGTAGCAATCGACTATGTGACTGGAGTAATGTGCGCAATCCTTGACCGTAAGCTTTCTAGCGACATTGGAGCTAGAGGCATATTCAAGAAGGTTGTGATCTTTACACTTGTTGCCGTAGGGAACATTATCGACACAAATATTTTGGGAGAAGGCGGGGTAATAAGAACAGCAGTGATCTTCTTTTATATGTCCAATGAAGGAATAAGCATATTGGAAAATGCAACGAGACTAGGATTACCAGTACCAGAAAAACTAAGGACTGTGCTTCAGCAGCTAAACGAGGGAGGAGACAAAGATGGGAACTAAGAAAATATATCTTTCACCAAGCAATCAGCCGGATAATAAGTATGTTGTAGGCAATACGAACGAGAAGGTTGAGATGGAGACAGTGGCAGCAAAGATGAAGCAGATCCTGGATTCAGAGTATGAATGCGAGACTGTGATTGCCACTACAAATCTAACTATAAACGCTTCAGGAAGGCCAAAGGAAGCCAAGGATAAAAGCTGTGATGTTTACCTGGCAATACACTCAAATGCTGGTGGTAAAGGGAAGGCCAGCGGAGCTGTGGCGTTTTATCACCCTAACAGTGACGGCAGCAAGGAGCTTGCTAGAAACATAGTCAGGGAGCTTAATGCAATCTGTCCGATTAAATCAAACAGGGATACAGCAGTGAAAAACGGGATGGAGCTTTATGCTGGATACGGTCTTGCTGAAGTTAGGAATCCAAATAAGATAGGGATCACTGCAGTACTTGCTGAGACTGATTTCCACGATAACCCTACTACAGCAAAATGGATAGTCGAGAATAAAGACAGCATCGCGAGAGCATATGTTGAGGCACTCGTGAAGACTTTTGGAATAACAAAGAAGGTAGTCTCTGAAAGTAAGATCTACCGAGTCCAGGCTGGTGCATTCAGGGAGAAAGCCAATGCTGAGGAGCTTGTCTCAAGGCTAAAGTCGGCAGGATTTGAGTGCTTCATAAAGGAAGATTAAACATCTCTATTAACTTGACTATCAGGGAGCTTAGAGTGACTAATAGCATAGGCGAATTGATAGAAAGGAGGCAATTATGAAGGTCAAAATCATACATCCAAAGCCTAAGAAAACTGAGGTTAAAAAGAGAGCTTGCGCCTATGTCAGGGTATCAACTGACAATGAGACACAAGTCGATTCACTTGAGAACCAGATTCTCCACTATACGAAATACATACAAAGCAGCCCAGCCTATGAATATTTGGGCGTCTTTGCAGATCAAGGCAGTAGTGGAACTAAGAAAGAAAGGCCAGAATTCCAGAGGATGCTTGAAATGGCGAGAGAAGGAAAGATAGATGTAATACTTACCAAATCAATCTCTAGATTTGCCAGGAACACAGCACTAATGCTGGAAGTGGTCAGGGAACTTAAAGATCTTGCAGTAGAGGTTATATTTGAAAAAGAGGGAATATCGACAATGAGTGGGGACGGTGAGCTTATGCTTACTGTCCTTTCTTCATTTGCACAAGAAGAATCGCGAAATGTAAGTGAGAACCTTAAATGGGCTGCAAGAAGAAAGTTCCAAAGAGGGGAAGTTATGATTAACACAGCACGCTTCCTTGGTTACGACAAGGATGAAGCCGGACATTTAATAGTAAATTCCGAAGAAGCGAAGACTGTGAAGCGAATCTTCAGAGAATACTTGGAAGGAAAAGGAGTCGACGCAATCGCGAAAGGTCTAAATGATGATGGGATTCAGACAGTTGGTAAGAAAAAGTGGCACGGAAGAACGATTCTAATCATTCTTAAGAATGAGAAATACTGTGGCGACGCTCATTTGCAAAAGACTTATACACCGGACGGCTTACGAAGGCAATCGAGGAGGAACAACGGGATACTCAATAGCTACTACATAGAGAACAACCACATGGGTATTGTGTCGAAAGAATGCTGGAACGAGGTGCAGCTCGAAATGAAGAGAAGAGCCGATGCGAAAGGAATTAAACCTGGAACAACCTGGAAGGGAAAGAAACGGTACCCATTAAGCGGATTACTCTATTGCAGCAAGTGCGGTTCAGTGTTAATTCGAGGAACAGCTATCACATCACCGGGACAATATAAGGTGATTTGGAGATGTAAGAATTACGCCAAGAATGGTAAGGAAGTGTGCGCTGGTACAACTATAGAAGAAGCAGAAGTATTGAAACATGTAATAGACAAGGAGACTGTGGTTAAGGAGGAAGGAAGCTATGGCAAAAAAAGTTACACTTATACCCGCAAGAAGTAACCAGAGTACAGCGGAGAACTTAAAAGCGAACAAACTTAGGATGGCAGCATACTGCAGAGTATCAACTGATCAAGAAGACCAACTCTCAAGCTTTGAAGCGCAATGCACTTATTACAATTCATACATAGAAAAGAATCCCGATTATGAAATGGCTGGAATCTACGCAGACGAAGGGTTATCTGGTACAAATACCAAGAAGAGAGAGCAGTTCAATAGAATGATTGAGGACTGCAAAGCCGGGAGAGTAGATATCATAATCACCAAATCCATCTCAAGGTTTGCACGAAACACCCTGGACTGCCTGAACTTTGTAAGGCTTCTCAAGGATTTGGGAATTGGTGTAATCTTCGAGAAAGAGAATATATTTACACTCGATGGTAAAGGTGAAGTGTTGATGTCTATCCTGGCAAGCCTAGCGCAAGACGAGAGCCGGTCGATCAGTGAAAATTCCCAGTGGGGTATAAGAAGACGCTTCGAACAAGGGAAGATGCATATAAATACAACAAAGTTCCTGGGATATGACAAAGATGAAAGTGGTAACCTCATAATCAACGAGGAGCAGGCAAAGGTGGTGAGGAGAATCTACCGTGACTACCTGAGTGGGAAAGGTCCGAATAGAATTGCAAAGGACTTAGAAAGGGAAGGCATACTTAATTGGAACGGTAAATCAAAATGGTACGAAAGCACGGTCAGAAAGATCTTAAGCAATGAAAAATACAAGGGTGATGCCTTACTTCAGAAGACTTACACCATTGATTTCCTTTCGAAGAAAAGAGCAGAGAATAATGGAGAGGTACCCATGTACTATGTTGAAGACAGCCATCCTGCAATCATTGAAAAGGATGTGTGGGAAGCGGTTCAATTGGAGATAGGGAGAAGAAGCGCATTTGCAGAAAGGCATGGAATTACAAGGCAGGATTACTCTAGTGATTCCAATCCCTTTGCTGGAAAGGTGATCTGCGGAGAGTGTGGTGGTTTATTTGGCAGGAAGGTCTGGAACTCCACAAATAAGAAGCTCCGACGAGTAATCTGGCAGTGCAACCACAAATATGAGGAGAAAGGCAAGGTCCTCTGTCAGAATAGGCATGTGGACGAAGAACTTTTGAATGAAGCAGTTATCAAGGCATTTGAGTACATCAGAGATAATTCAGAATCATACATTTCAAAATGGGAGAAGGATCAGCAGAATGGGAATCCGCTTATAAGGCATAATGCGAGGCGATTAATAAATGCAATAGAAGAACAAAGAAAGTACAATGATAAGCCAAGATATGAGATAGTGGATTGTGTAAAAGTTTATAGTAACAACATTGAAAGCACATTGATCGATGGAACTAGGAAGACAATTAATTGCGAATAA